GAAGCTGGTCTTACTGCACAAATTGAAACACAAAAGAACCCTGTTCAAGAAACAGGACTTCCTTGGGCTACTGCATAATTTTTTAACCACGAAAGGAAATGACATGGAAAACATTAAAAAGAACCAAGTCACGATTGACGATGTAGAGTACGCATTTGAAGATATGACCCCTGAACAACAAGCTATGGTCAATCATTTAATTGATTTAGACCGTAAAATTGGTAGTTCACAGTTTAATCTTGACCAGTTAAATGTTGGCAAACAAGCCTTTTTAACGATGTTGCGTGAATCTTTAGCAAAAGTGGAGGAAGTATGAACTTTACCTTTACCTGGATATTAGACAAGTTTGGCTTTCAACCTAAAATTGAAATTGAACCTATTAAAAAACCTGCCGCCAAAAAGGTAGCAAAAAAAACCGTACAAAAAGCGACTACTCGCAAACCTAAAACTAAGTGAGTAAGTTATGTCTTTTGAAATTGACCCTGTTCGTTATGGCCAACTTTGGGAAAAAGTAGACCATTTAAACGCTAAAGTAGACAAGCTAGAAGAAGGTATGGAAGAACTTTTAGCATTGGCTAACAAAGGCAGGGGCGGTTTCTGGGCTGGTATGGCAGTTGTGTCAGCCTTTTCTACCTTTATTGGTTTTATGAGTCATTACTTTACAGGTAAATGATTAAATCAAAAACAATGTGGTTTTCTTTTGCGCTGGTTGTATTTGGCGCATTGCTTGACAATTTCTCGTATATACAAAGTTTTATAGACCCTAAATACTATGGGTTTGGCTACATGATTGTAGGAGTTATCGTAGCTGTTTTGCGATTTGTGACTACACAACCATTGGATGAAAAATGACAGATTATGTCAAAATTACAATTATTGTTGTTATTCTTTCTACCGCTTTTGGTGGTGGCTGGTGGGTTGGCTATTCACGATATTTGGAATATAAAAAGCAGGTTGAAATTGCCGCCAAAGCACAAGAAGAAAAAGTTAAATCCATTCGGTCACAGCAAGAACTCGTAACTAAAGGAATACAAAATGAATATGATGCGAAGCTGGCTTTGTTGCGCCAGTATTACTCTAACGGCTTGCACAAACCTAGTGCCAGCATCATGCCCAACCTTTCCACTACCCCCAGCATCGCTGATGTTAGCTCCGCCTACTCAACCCTTATTGGACAATGCGCTCAAACAACGCAACAATTAGTCAGCCTACAAGAGTGGATTAATGAGCAGGTAGGTATTAAATGAGTAAAGAAAAACTAAGCGCTTACATTACGCTGATTGCTACTTGCACCCTGACTATTATTTTGTTGTCTATGGTTGGCGCTTTACTTATTGGCTTATATAACCCTCACATTGACAATACAAAGATATTTGAAGCCATTACTCCAGCGTTTCAAACCATTGTAGGTGGGTTTATAGGACTTATTACAGGTATTAAAATAGGTACAGAAAATGCAGGGTAATTTTAATGAGTGTTTAGACCTTGTTTTAAAGGCTGAAGGCGGTTGGGTAAACCATCCTAGCGACCCAGGCGGTGAAACGAATTTAGGGGTCACTAAGCGTGTTTGGGAGGAGTATGTAGGTCATCCTGTAGAAACCCTTAAAAACCTTACTAAAGACCTTGTAGCCCCTTTGTATGAACAGAAATATTGGAGACCTTGTTATGGAGAAGTGTTACCTAGGGGACTCGACTTTGTTGTATTTTCAATGGGAGTTAATGCAGGGCCAGGTAGAAGCGTTAAATTGCTTCAGTCAGCTATTGGATGCGTACCTGACGGAGTTATTGGCCCAAAAACAAGAGAACTTATTTCCGCCAGTAATAGTGCAACTCTTATCAATAAATTCTCAGAATCACGCAGGGAATACTACCGTTCATTAAAAACTTTTCCTGTTTTTGGTAAGGGTTGGTTAAATCGAGTAGACCACGAAGAAACCGAAGCCTTTAACATGGCAAAAAACGGCTAACGAATACGGACTACTTTAGCTTTCTTTAAAACCATTTCGTATTCTATTTTAGCTTGGTCGTCTAATTTACGAAGTGGTAGTTCTTGAAAATATTTCCATTTCTTTTGGTATTCAGGCAATTCTGACGGTGGCACATAGCCATGTAATTTCCAACGCACCGTAATGTCTGTACCAGAGGGTGTGTAGATGTAATCATTCATTATCTGTTCTCCATCCAAATCAACAAAATAATCCCCAAAATACCTACCCATACTATCATGCCTGTAACTGCCATGAGTGATAAAAACATTGTCATTTTTTTACCTTTTTTTCTTTTTTTTGCTGTGCAATATATTTGCGCAAAATACTAATAACTCCTTCTTCTACAAGCATTCCAAGTGCTTCTTTGTCAAAATGCACCACAGCGTCTGCGCTACCATCTTCATTTTCTTTAACAATTTCAATTACTAATTTCATATTTTTCCCCATAAGTTAGCCAAGGTTTACTTTGCAACGCATACCCAAATGCGTAATGCAATGGGTTGTATTTTTTTATTTCTTTGCGTTTTAAGTCTAAAGATAAGTTTTTAATTTCAAAGTCAATGTGATTTTTTAATTTAAACATCAAAGAGTTCATTCTGGTCGCCCTTTAATTTAAGATAGTTTTTAAGCGCCTTGTCATCCTCTTTAAAAATTTTATTAAACATACCTCTAGTAGGATGTCGCACCGTATAGGCCTCAAAACTTCCGTGAAGAACATAATAAGAAAATGCCCTACAAGCCCATTCATTTTCTTTGCAAGTCTGCGCCTGGTCGCATTTATCGCATGGTGCTGCACCTTCAAACACTTTGCGAGTCCAATCTTTGTCGTAAACCATATTCCCCTTAATAAGAAAGCAAGTCAAACTGCTTAGTCGTACACCTGCGGCTTATTGAGCTGAAGTATGTTTGACCTGCTATGAAAGTAATTTATTGAAATTTCATGCACTTTTACATAGGGACAAACCCTTGTTTATTTGCAACCTATAGGTATTAAATTAGTAACATAAATGTTACTTATAGGTATTAAAATATTTCCCTATCGGGAATAATTTGCAATATTTGCTATATTTTTAAGCATAATTTCCCGATGAGGAAACTTTACAATAAGTTTCTTAAACTTTACAAAAACCGTTATTTGTAAAGTATATGCAACAGGGCTGTATTTGGCAGTTGCAACCAATGGGACAGAAAGCCGCAAAATTTCCCAATTACTGCATCCTACATTGGCGGCTTAACGCCCAAAATAAGGTGAGGCGGCAGGACTCCGTGATGTATGGTTGTGCAAGGGGAAAGCACACCTACCGCCTCTTGGTTAGTTTAACCCATTCTTAAGTTTGTAGATTTTAAGAAGGGCCAAAAACATTTCATAGCCGTCACGCAAGTCTTGTTCGCTATGTTCGTATATGGCAACTTCATTAGTTTCGCCATTGATATACACATTGGCGCACCTAGCAGATGGGGCTAAAACCTCTCTGTAGGCTGCTAACTGTAGTGTATGCTCTAGGTAGGGTGTTAGTTCACCAGGGGATTTTTCTGTCGTCTTAAAGTCAATTACGACCCCTGTAAAGTCATGGCGTGGCTTGGCGTATAAATCGCATTTACCACCATAGCCTTCTTGATTGACTAAACTCTGCTCAGGAATCCATAGCTGAGTGCCAAAATGAGCCGTTATAGCTTCATCTACCTTATTGACATACTCAGGCATACCTGGCAAATATTCTTGGTTATAGAAGCTCTCTATGAAGTCATGTATAAGAGTGCCACGGTCAGCAGCTTCCCTAGATTTAGATTTAGCTAAATCCAATATTCTAGCAATCCAAGCCTTTTCATCTTCACCGTCTAGGCGTGGATACTCAACTGCGGCATACAATACTTGTGTTTGTTTCCATGTATCAAGGCCTGCTTTTGATAATTGTCCATTAATAGTTGATACGCTTGGCACAAGTGTGCCTGGGTTTGCTTTGGCATCCCTAAGTGTAGTGTTTCTTTCTTTACCGTTTTTACCAACGGTTGTATAGCGTGGTGCGCCTGTAACAGCGTCATACCAATGTTCTGACATTTATTTCCCCTTATTTGCATCTTAGTTTAACAACTCAAGTATAGCTTCACGGTCTGTTGTGTTTACGCAACAATCTGCGCAAGTCTGTATTACATCACGAAGAACAGCAGCTAAGTCATTGACCTCAAATGCTATTAACTGTCTTTCTTCATCCACTCCAAATGGTTCAGTAGAAACAATGGCTTTATCGCCAATAACATCCTTGATATGACTTAGCATTTTATTCTCCTAGAATGGTAAGTCGCTATCTTCTAGCGTGTTTTTAGGTAGCTCATCCGCACCTCTAGGTGTAAACCCTACTGGCGTTTTTTCTTTGCCAATAGACACGCTAAAAAACTTACCTTTTTTGCCTTCCTTAACCCACGCAGATAGGTAACATTCACGGCCATTGACCATAATAGAGCCTGTATAGTCTGGGTGAGTTTCAGTCGTTTTGCGGTCATTTTTAAATAAACTTCCAGAGCCTTCTTTTGGTACATAAGCCATGATTAAATTTCCTTTGCTTTTACTACTGGTTTAGGTGACGAAGCGGCATTACCGTCATCGTCTGCTTGCACTACTCCTACTACTGCTGCTAATGCGTACCTACGCATATAAGTTAAAGCCGAACCTGCCCCTTGTGGGTCTACTTTGCTAACAGGCACAGACATTTCATGGCTAATCCATTCGCCAGAGCCATGCGTAAGAATGGTGGTTAAAGACATGGACTTGTCTAATTCTGAATAAGTCCCAGGGAATTGAGCCACAGCCAGACCATTATTAGCCAACAAATCACGGCAAGCATCCCAAACAGACTCAAGGTCAGCATATTTACTTTTGAAAAAAGGGTTTGCAGAGTCTTTTTTAGCATGGGTTAGTTTCCCTTGTACGGTAGATAGCGCTTTGGCTAAATTAGCAATGCTTTCTGATTGCATCATTTTGCACCTCCAAATACATTGCCAAAATCTTCAAACACGGTTTGCAACAATACATTGCGTTTGTTGTTGGGTTTTCCACACGCAGCACGAATAACATCTACATCATCTTGTGACAACTCTGTGCCGTATTCCATATTGTCTAAAGCAACTTCTAAGCGTTGCTCCATCTCATTCATAACCTCGTACATTTCATCCATTTAAATCCCCTTGAATGGCATAGCAAAATTGCTATAAAATTAATACTAAGCTATCTTTGCAATTCTGTCAATATCTTTATGCTTTGTTGTTTTTATGCTAAGATTGCTAAATGAAGAAATTAAAAATATCCGAACCAGCAATGATTGATTTGCTTGGTGGAACTAACAAAGTTGCTAGGATTTGTAAAGTTTCATCAGCATCTGTAGCCCAATGGCGTGATAATGGAATACCCCATGGAAAACTTTTAATGCTTGCTGCAAAAATTGAAAAAGAAAGCAATGGGTTGGTAACACGCCAAGATATGTTTCCAGGCACATGGCATTTTATTTGGCCTGAGTTGCTTAAACGCAACAGTTTTGGCTTGCAAGAAGAATTAAACGAGGAGTAGAATCAATACCCCTTATGCTGGCGGCTCTAACGACATCGTGGCGGCATAAGGTAGTAGCGTTACCAGAAGGGTAAGAGGCTGAAACAGCGCAATACAGGTGGCGAAGATAGTGCCTGTGCCTCGTAAGACTGTTGGGTGGGCGATTCCTCAATGGGATGTCCTGAAGGCACACTTAGGTAGGCTAGGTGTGCTTAAACCTCTTGGGATTGGCATAAAAACAACATACTAAAAGATTTAACTAGACTTATTAAAGACTATTGGGCAAACTACATTTACTCAATAACGAGTAAACATTTAAGGGGAATTAAATGAAAGACTTTTTAGGCGCTTGTTTGTTAGGTGCAGTTTTAGGTTGTATGTTTGCATACGGTGTACCAGCTAAAGCACAAACAGTTCAATTAACCGACAGTCGTGGTTATAACATGGGTACGGTACAAATTAACGGCAACACCGCACAGTTTGTAAACCCTATGGGTTACACCACTCAGACTGCAACGCTTTACCCTAACCAGGTTGTTATACAAAATGCAACTGGCACTACCGTTGTTGGCACACCAAGTTATATTGTTCCGCCAAGCCCAATTACACCAAGTAGCCCTCGTGTTTTACAATGAGCTTTACCATTTATACGCATGATGGCATGAAAGTCATTCAATGGTTTAGCACTATTGATGACCTTCTTAAAAGTATGATTGATAACCCAACCGACAGGTACTATAGGAATGTTTGATGAGTTCTGGTCTTTATATCCACGAAAAATTAGTAAAGCAACTGCAAGAAAAGCCTGGAACAAGTTGTCAGCAGAACAACAACTTATGGCTGCAAAAGCTATTGACACACATTGCCAATACTGGAAAGCAAAAGAAACCGAATTAGAATTTATACCTTATGCAGCTACCTGGCTAAACCAAGAACGCTGGGAAGATGAATTAGTAATTGAACCCAAGAAAGAAAAGATTGACAAAAAGTGGATGTTTAGCAATGAAGGCATTGAAGCTAAAGCAAGAGAACTTGGAGTCCTTGGGACAGGTTATGACTCATACGACAGTCTTAAACGCAAATGTATGAGCAAGCTAGGTATGAGTGTGCTGTAAGGCAACTTTGTATATACAGACATAAATGGGGTTTAAAAAAGTTTAGAGAATATATTGCTAAAT